ATCCTTAATTCTTTGATCCATATCAAGTTGTAATTTTTGTGAAATTACACCTAATATTTGAGTTGTGCTTATTAGAGACTCTTCTAAAGTATTAACCTTTGGAGTTATTTTTTCCCCTATTTCTACTTTCTGTTGTTTGAATATTTTCTTTAATAATGTTATTTTTTTCTCATTATTAGTTACCCTCTGTGTCAAATCACCCGAACCCATTTTAAATGTGGTGCGATTAATCTTTGGTCTACCACTCATGGCATCCATTTTCTTAGCAAAATTTTCGTATACGGGAGATGATTTATCCATTTCTTTGTTGAATCTTTAAATTTTCTTCCTCAATATGTTGTTGCAACAACGAAACATAGATATCTTTTTCCCAAGGTATCATGTTTTCAATCTCAGTTAAAGAGTATTTATGATGCTGAATCAGGGCAAAATTAATTTTATAGTATGACTCTAGATTCGTATGAGCCATACTTAGTTGAAAAAAGATGCTAATCCCTCTAATACAACAGTTGATTCTACGTTTGTTTTTGGATTTTTAATCTTGACAGAATGAGTTAATTTTGGCATTGTTTCAAAAAATTCTTCGATTAACTTAAATTGTTTGGTATTAAGTTGATCTATGAAATCCTCAAGTTCTTTTTTAGTTTGCTCTGATGCTGACCAACTTTCCTCTTCATTATAAATGCAATCAATACATGAAATAATCATATCAAGAGTACTACTAACTTCATTATTAGATTCCTCTGCTGCTTCAAAATTAGTGTTTATGAATTGTTGCATTGAGGGATATCTAAGTTTCAAAGATAATGAATCATCTAATTTGACAATATTTTTATGATTCTTATTTTTTTTAATTTTAATAGAATCAATGTCTATTGTTACAGGCACAGATGTTTTATTATCATCAGGGCATGTAACATTTAACTCAACTTGTTCACCAACAGATTTTGATCTCACATTTAAAAATAAATATTCAATATCAAATGTTGCTAGATTGTCAAATTTAACACCTTTTGAAAGAACACATGAACTTAATATATCAACAACAGCTTGTGTTATTTGCTTAGAATCCTCTGTTTCTAAAGCCATAATGAGAATTTTTTCCTCTCTGACAAGGAAAGGTCTATATTTTAGTTTTTTACCTGATGAAGGTAACACCAATTCATAAGTAGGTGTATTAATTTTTGGTAAAGGCATAATGAATATTCAATTCAGTACAAATATTTATAGGGGTTTCTAACCGTTAACTATATAGCGATCATAATTAAATGTTACAGATACTTTTAGTATCTCAGCAGCTCCGTAAGAAACAGGTATCGTGTCAATGCTCTTTGGAAATGCGTTAACAAATCTATATCTTAATGTTTTCTTATAATTTTTTTCAAATTTATTGATGTACATTGTGTTACATTTATATGAATCTGGATATCTCATTCTTCGATAAAATGCTTGATGATCCTGTCCTACAACATTATTGGAACCACTTGTAATATACTCCATCCAACCCTCAAATATTTTGAGTAGAGTGTAATCTTCATCAATATAGAAGGAATAACTTATATCAGTATAAAATCTTGTATGTGCAAATTGTTGGGGAACACCCATAAAATTATCTTTAACCTCTGCTGTTGCAAGTGCTGAAGTAGGTAATATTGCATCACTACACAAAATACCCAACTGCCTTGATAGAAAACTTTTTATATTTCTAATGCCTGTATAATTTGCAAGATATGTTTCAACAGCAGGGGTTAATGATGAAAATGTCACAAGAAAATGATTAGTCTGTGCTAACGGACCAATAATATTCTTTGCAACCGAAAGGTTATATGGTTTTATTGTTGTCTCTGCCACTCTAAATAAGTATGATTGTTATTTCTATTTATGTCATATAAAGGAAAATATTATCCTTCCTATCCCAGAAAGTATAAAGGTGATCCTACAAACATCATTTATAGGTCACTTTGGGAGAGAAAATTTATGGTTTATTGTGACAAGAATCAGAAAATACTTGAATGGGGAAGTGAAGAAATTGCACTACCCTATCGTTCTCCTGTTGATAATCGAGTTCACAGATACTTTCCTGACTTTTATATCAAGGTTCAAGAGAACACTGGTCGTATCAAGACATATCTAATAGAAGTAAAACCACTTAAACAAACACAAAAACCAAAAAAACCGAAAAGACAGACCAAGAATTACTTAAGAGAAGTATATGAATATGCTAAGAACCAAGCAAAATGGAAAGCAGCAGATGAGTTTTGTAAAGATCGTTTGTGGGAATTTAAAGTGATGACTGAAAAAGAACTAGGAATCAAATGAGTCGTATTGCACCACTAGTAGGAGATATTCTTGGAACAGAGGATGCTGATGATCTAATGATTGAAATTATGGATGTTTTAGGTGATAGCATAGCATCAACTCCAGAAGTTGGTAAGATATATGTGTTTGTATATCAACCAAAAACACCTGGCCGTTATGATCAGAATCCATTAGTCGCAGTCACTAATATATTTGATTGGGGATTCAAAGGCATCAACTTTCATTGGGGTCAATCTCGTTCATATACCTTCCAAGAAGTGGTGGGTCAACTCTATCAAGTTACAAATGAAGAGTTACAAGACCTAAATACAATACCATTTGCAAAATTTCGTATAAATAGTTAAAAAGTAAGATAATGCCAATAATTTTTCCAATATTAGCAGGAGGTCTATTAGTCGGTGGTACTGCAGCTGCAGTGAAATACTATAGTAGTGATGCCGACGAAGAATTTGATGCAAAAGTAGGTAATAATAGAGAATTAGTTGCCGAATATACTGATGGTAGTGATACTAATACTAATACTGGATATGAAATAGATCCTTCTTATCTTTATATAAATGAAAATGCAGATTTTAATGATTATCACACAAATAGACAAGAAAGACTCGAAAATGAAGAAAAAGTAAGGGGATGGTATGAGTCTGATGTACAAGATCCAGACTCTGTTTATAATAACAGAAATTTATCAACATATAAACAACAGAGAAATAATTTAATAACACAACAAAGAATAGGAAGATATGCACAAAAAAGAAGAGGTGGTGTTCTTCGTTACCCATTAGAGGCACTTACAGAACAAACTGATTATTTACAAATTGATATTGAAAAATATGAACCTATAGGTAGTAATTATGCATCTGCACCAGGTTCTTCAAATAGATATGTAAAAGGTAATATGTTTACAAATCGTGCTGGTCGTAAAGGTGGAAATAAACTATCAACTAAACCATTAATTAATGCAGGAACAATTTTATTACCAATACCTTCTAATTTACAAGATACCAATAACGTTCAATATGATTCATCTACATTGAATGGACTTGCAGCCGTTGGTGTTCAAGCAGCAGAGGGTATAATGACGACTGATTTTACAAAAGGATTTAGTCAAGGATTAAGTCAACTAAATCAAGTAAGAAAAGAAGTTTCAGCAAATGTAAAAGATGG